CGGTGTACAGGAAGTTGTTCACCTCGACCATGCCGCCGACGCTGTAGATGTGGACCTTGTCTCCGGTACTGAGGCCGTGCCCTGACGCGGTCACCTGCGCGGGGTTGGCCTTGGTCAGCGCGGTGATCGACCCCGTGGCGACGGTCGTGTTGGTCTCGACAGAAATGCCGGTCGGAGACGCCTGATCCGGCGTCAGGTCGACCTCGCTCAGCGTCCAGCTGTCGTTGTCGATCCGCACCAGCTCCTGCGGCGGGTAGTCCGGGTGGCAGAGGGTCATCACGTCGCCGGACTGGGCGTAGATGATGTCGAACAGGTCAGCGGCCGCCCACGGCGTCACGATCTCGTAGGGCGGCGTCGCGGTCCCGCCGGACGTGTAGGCGGTGTACGCGCTTCCGTCGATGTCGTTGCCGTTCAGGTCCTGCAGCTCGAACGTGTTGGCGGCGACGTTGGCGACGAGAAAGTTGCGGCCGTTCAGCTCGGTCATCCCGGCGACGCCGGCGATGTAGACCTCGTCTCCGTTCGACAGCCCGTGCGCCGTAGACGTGACCACGACCGGGTCCGCCGCAGTCGCGCCGGTGATCGTCTTGATCGACGCGCTGTCGAGGATCTGCGCGCCCAGCGCGTGGAAGCGCATGTAGGCGTCGCCCAGCTCCAGCACGAACGTCTGGCTGTCGTTGAACTCGAACTCGATGATGCGGTACGGGCCCGCGCCCGGTTTGGCCCGAGCGACGAAGCGCGTGCCCGGGCGGGACATCATCGCGCCGGTGAACGTGGCGACGAAGTTCTCCGCCTTCTCGACGGCGACGGCGCGCTTGCTGAGGTCGACGCGCGCGCCGATCTGCGGCGACACCTCGCCGCCTGCCATGCTGGGCTGGATCATGCTGGTCATGCCTTAGAGCCTGCTCCTGAGCCAGTCGGGGTCGCGGTTCTGCTCCTCGGTCACGCCTTCGTTGCTGTCGTTCTGCTTCGCCTGCCCGATCTGGATGATGGACTCGCGGCGGACGCGCTCGGTGATGTTCTCGTCCATCGTCAGCGGCCGGGCGACGATCTCCGCCAGCCGCCAGCTGAAAGCCATGACGAAGTTCGCGTCGAACTCCGTGACGTCCGTGACCTGCGCGGTGTACTCGAACTCGGGCTCCTCCTCGTCGGTCAGGATGACCTTCGCGTTGGAGGCGTTGCGCCCGATCGTCCACTTGAGCGGCGGCAGCAGATTGCCGCGCGGGTCGAGCGGATTGATGATCCGCCAGACACGCAGGGCGCCGCTCGGGTAGGTGTACATGTAGCCCCACTGCGCCGGCGGCGTGCCGCTCAGCGCGGCGGGGCTGGTGTAGCGGAGCGCGAATTTCCACGGGTGTTCCCGCAGCAGGCTGTCCCTGACGTTTTCGTAGACGAGGTTGATCTGCTCCGCCTCGGTCGATGCCTCGGTGAGGCTCTCGATCGCGAAGCGGTCGCCGAGGTGCTGGAGGGCCAGCTTGGCGATTTGAACGTCAGAGACAGCCATCGGTCACGTCACTCCTCGGCGGTGCCCGCAGCGGCCCGGCGGGCGGCGCGACGCTGGCCGCCGGTGGTGCGGGCGACTGCGTCGGTGGGCTTCTTGGTGCGGCCGCGACCTGCGACAGCTTTCGCTGCTGCGAGCTCGTCAGGGTCGGCGACCTTCGGGCGGACGGTGACCGGATCGGGCAGGCCCTGCTCGACGGCGGCCTCCTTCTCGGAGCGCCAGCTGGCGTCGTCGAGGATCTCGGCGGTCGACGGCAGCAGCAGCCGCTGGGTCATCATGCGCTCGCCGATCTGCTTCGACGGCTTGGTGTTCCGGTCCATGACCGGGACGGAGACCTCCTGCTCGGCGGCGAACTCGTCGGGCAGCTCGTAGACCGTGCCTGCGTTCGCGCTGCGGCCGAGGCGGCCGTAGGCGGGGTGGTAGAAGCCGTTCTTGTCGAAACGTACGCGGATCATTTCACTCTTCCTTGTGATGGTGAAGGGCCGCCTAGGGCGGCCCTTCGGAGGTCATCACCGATCAGTTGTTACCGTCGGCGTAGGCCTTCCAGTACTTCAGGTCGTACGTCAGGAAGGCGTTGATGGCACCCGCGGTCACCGTAGTCGTGGCGATGGTGGCGAGGATGCCGAGGTAGCGCTCGTAGGGCCGCGCCGCGCCCGACGGCAGGGCACCCACGAAGATGTAGGCGCCTGCGTCGAGGCCGTTGGCGTCATCGCCATCGGTCACGAAGGTGCCGGTGTCGATGTGGACCGTGGCCGACCCGTTGGTGGCGATCGCCGCCTGCGCGTCGGACGCCAGCTGGAACTTGATCGTGCCAGCCGAGCCGCCGGTGATGATCGACGTGTCCGTCTGGATCACGAGGAACATCTGGCGGCCGACGCCGAGGTCCTGCGGGGTTGCGCCGAGGTCGATGACGTCGCCGATCAGGGCGGTGCCAGCGCCTGCAGCGACCGAAGTCGCGTCGGCAAATTCGAGCAGCTCATCGAGGATCATGGTGTTCTCCTTTCCTCTCGCCGATTACACGACGCGTGCTTCGTTGATGCGCAGCGCATCGCAGCGGCGGATCGGGTAGCCGCCCCACGAGGTCTGCATGGTGCCGCCGACCATCTCGGTGGTCAGCGTCGAGTTGGCCACGGCGTTCGCGGTCTGACGACGCAGGAAGCCGAGGATCTGCTTGTCCATGTACCACACGCAGCGGCCCAGCGACGGATTCGGGATCTCGCTCACCGCCCGATGCATCAGGTCGTTGAGGTCGGCCCCAGTGGTCAGGTCTGCGGTGAGCAGCGACCGGTCGATGTTGCAGATCCGCACGATGTAGCGCCAGTCGCGCACGCACAGGCCCGCCTTCCAGCGGTAGTGGGTGCGGAAGGCCTGCATGCGGCCGTTCGAACCGTCTTGGTTCTCGATGGTCACCTCGCCGAGGTCACGGCTCTCGAGGCCCGCGCGCGAGCCCTTCGGGACGATCCCGTGGCAGGTGTTGGGCGACCAGCAGATCAGCCAGACAGAGGCGTTGTCGGACCCGAGGCCGCCAGCATCTATGATGTTGTCGGCGTTTTCGGCTGCGAGGTCGCTGAACCGCGGAGCGAGGCCAGTGAACTCTTCCGGGGCGGTGGTTTCGTCGCCGTAGAAGAGCGTGTCCGCGATCTCTTGGTTCATGCCCTCGATGTGCGGGCGGTCCTCCTGCAGGCGGAACGCAGCCGGGTCGCCAGCCATCTCGACGAGGGCTTTGTCGACTTCGGCGTAGTCCTCCAGCATCCCGCAGGTGTCGGTGACCTGCACGGCGCGGCTCTTGGTCGGCTGGACGCCGCCGTAGAGCTTGCGCCACGTCGGGGACGGCAGGCCGCTGCGGATCGAGGTCTGGTGACCAGTGGTCGTGTTCCCCTCGAGCCAAGTCATGTCGAGGAGGATTTCGTTGGTCTCGTTCAGGATTTCGACGACGTCGGCGATCATGCCGTCGGGGTCGGTCACCTTCGCGAGATCGGCGAGGGTCGGGTTCTTGGTACCGAGGGTGGCCATTTATAGCTCCTTGCGTCAGGCACTCTCTTTGAACATCGAGGGGTACAGTCGCCGGAGCCGCGCTTCGTCCGTGGCATCCTGTGCGGTTGCATCCCCTTGCACGAGACTGGGGTCGCCCAGCTTCTTGCCGATGCGGTTCAGGAAACGCAGGAGCGCCGGGTGGTTGCCGATTGCCAGACCGTCCGGGTTGTCCTCCGAGGGAGAGCGCAGCAGCGCCTTCAGGTCCTTGTCGCCGAACTGCTCGACCACGGAGAGCGCGGTCTTGACGTTGGCGTCGTAGGACTGACCCCCGAACTCCTTGTCAGTGCGTGCGGCTTCGCGCCAGCCCTGCACCCGGTTGTTCCAGTCGTCGACAGCCGCTTGCTGGGCTGCCTGCGTCCGCTCAATGTCGAACTCGGCGAGCTTCTGGAATTGCGCCTGCGTGAGGCCCGCCTCCTTGGCTGCTGCCATCGCGGCATCGAGACCGCTCTGATCGATCGTCAGACCTTCAGGCGGTTCGAAGGTGTACTGGTCTGGCACGCCTTCTTGCTGACCGCCGTCGGCACCCGCCAGCACGTCGTCAGCTGCCGACGACTGTGCATCAGAATTGTTGGCATTGTCAAGAATATCGCCGCCCGCGCTCTGGGAAGGAGCAGAGGCGGGCGGCGAGTTACCGTCGGCCGCGGCAGTCGAGGGAGGAGTCTGCTGCTGGTCGGCGGTGCCCTGCGGCTGGGAGGTTCCGTCAGGGGCTTGGGCGTCACTCTGTTGGGTCATGGTTTTCCTCGAGCATCTGGATGAAGGCGCTGAAGTGTCGGGTGCGTAGCTCTTCCAGCACCCTCTCGCCCACTGCGCGCGCGCCTTCGTTGAACGCTGTCGAGTGGGTGTCGCTCGGCGTGTGCGACGGACGGCTGACGTGGCAGGCGTCGAAGATCAGCTCGTAAAGCCACCGGCGGCCGCGAGGCTCCTTGACGATGTACGACAAGTCGCGCTCGCGGTCCTTCTCGATCTCCTCGGCCTTCTTGACCTGCGCCTCGTCAGACGCGTCATAGACGACCTTCCGCCGGTTCCTGATGGTCG